AGCGTCTCACGGACCGTCAGCTTGAACTTGAGCATGTCCTCGAAAGCCAGGCACAGAGCCGTGACGCGCCCGTTGACGTTGCCGGCGGCGAAGGTCGGCCGAGAGGCGGTGCCGTCGCTGCTCGAGGAAATACCCTCAATCTGCACCGGCCAGGCCGCGTACTCCTGGCCCTGCCAGATAATCGACTTGGCGGGTAGATCATCTTCGGAGCCCTCGTATGCCAGCAATTCCTCGGGCGTGTGCGGGATAGCGTGACCGTGGAAGCGAAGGTAATCGGCACCGTATTCGGTACCGTCAATTTCGAACAGGCGAATCTCGCCGCCGGGCTCCAGTTTCTGGATGTCCGTGATCAGTGCCATGGGTGGTTATCTCAGGGATGAAAGGTTTGCTGGAAAGTCGCAGTGATGGCGTAGACCTGGCCGCCACGGTGCACTGGCTTGTAGCCGTTGCACTTGTAGAGGCCAAGCTCACCCAGGGGCGGTTCCCAGAGGAAGCCCTTAGCCCCTTTGTGTCGATCGAGGAACGCCATGATCTCTTTGATGCGCGGCTTCAGACCGGTAAACGTCACCGGCCAGGACTGCGACCGGTTGTTGATCCCATCCTCGACCGACTGCTCGTATCCATCTCCGAACTTCTTGGAGCGAACGCGCTGGGCAATATCGCCCTCAGCGCCCTTCTCCGTCGCCCAGGTGAATCGTTCGATAGCCATCATCGCCCCTTGATTGCGTTGTTGATGACGCCTCCCTGGCGCATGTCCCTGCTCCGCAGCTCCTGATACTTCTGTTCTACGAACGTCGCCAGTTCCTTGCCGAAGAGGTCATAGCCAGGTGCATCAGCCGAGGAGGTAGCGTTGCCGTCGCCATCGATATGCACCTCGACATTGATCTGCGTTCCGCCAGCCCCGCCGCCGCCCATGGCCATAACCCCAAGCTTGCCGCTCGACGTCCGGGTCAGGGGCATGATTGCCTCCTCACCAGCTTCACCCATGACGCCGGTCTTGCCGTTGGCCATGCCAAACGCCGTGGGCTTGCTGACGATGGAGTTCGTGAAGGCGCCGCCGTCGGCGAACATCTGTACACCGCCCGACCACGCGCCACCCTTGGCTTGCGGGAAGTAGGTGTTGGAGTAGCCGGCCGAAGAGGCGCCGAGGTTTGACGATGCAGCGCCAGCAGACCCGGCAGCCAGCCCATTACCACCTCCTGCAGCACTGCCTCCGAGGTAGCTTGCCGCCGCACCCACCAGACTGCCCAGCAATGCGGAGCTGGCTTGGCGGGTCGCGATACGCGCCATGTCGGCCAGGATCGATTTGGCGAAGTCCGAGAACGACGCCTTACCGGTCATGGCAAAGTTGACGATGGAATCCTCCATGGAACTGAAGGCGTTGCCGAACAGGCTTTTGGTTTGCCCGGCGATGTTGCGCGCCGAATCCAGGTAGTTATCCCAGGCTGCCGTTGCGCCCTTCGTCCAGTCGCCCTGGGCATTCTCCACATCCGCATAGTTCTGCCGGATCTGGCCCGTCGCGGCCTTGTTCGCGTCTGCGAGAGCCTGCGATTTGCGCTTAAACTCTTCCTCCGACATGTTCCGCGATGGGTCGGATTTCTGGTTGGCAAGCTCCAGCGACTGCTGAGCAAACCGGTCCTGCTGGCTGTTCAGTTCGCCGCTGAGCGCGTTCTGGCGGTCACCCTGCCCCACGCCGAGCACTGCGCGCTGGCCTGCCAACTCCAAGGCCCTCTGCTGCTGCCCCAGTGCCTGCACGTATGTGCTGATCGATCGTTCCTGCTTTGCCAAGCGCCCGGTTTCGTTGGTTGCGAGCACTTCAAGCTGGCTGTCAGCGTCCTTCTGCGCCTTGACCATGCCTGCGCGCGCGTCGGCGATCTTTTGGTCCAGCTGGATGCTTTGCGCAGCCGACGTGGACTTCTTGCCCTTGGCTGCCTCAAGCGCCGCAATTTCTGCTTCGTAGGCTGCCGTTGTCTGGTCGAGCTGATTCCCTATCAGCGCCTGGCGCCGCAGCAGATAGTCTTCCTCAGACAGCAGGCCAGCCTTCTGTGCCGCCTCCAGTTCCTTCTGGTAGTTTTTGTAGGTGTCGGTGATCGCTGCCAAGTCGTTCTTGGCGTTGTTGAAGCTGGTCAGATCAACTTGGGTGCCGGCGGTTTTCGGGTCCTTGTTTTTATCCTCAAGGCCTTTCAAAAGAATGTCGTACGCACCACCGGAAAACTTTTTGCCGTCGTAGCTCACACCGTCAAGCAGTGGCGACTTCTGCCCTGCCTTTTCTGCATTCTCGTAAAGCGCTTTGAACTGATTGTTCAGCTTCTCCAGTCCCGCTTTGCGCTTGTTCAGAGGGTTGACGTTGTCGAGTTGCGCATCCAGCGCTTTCTGAGCCTCGATTGCCTTCTGGTTTGCGTCGGCGTTCTCACCGGTGACAATTGCCAGGTTAGAGCTGGCAGTCTGTCTGGCCTTCAGGTCGGCAAGTTTTTTCTCAAGCGCCTCAGTTGAGTCGTCATGCTCACCGGTGCCCAGACCAAGAGCCGAGTTCAAGGAACTAAGACCGTTAGAGATGGCGCCCGCAATTCCGCCGCCCTTGCGGGTATCCAGAACGCGCTGGGTGATCTCGATCTGCTTGGCCAGGTCAGGGAATATCTCCGACCGGACTTCTGCGTACGCGCCTTTGATGGCGTTCTTGATCCTGTCCCAGTCGCGCTCTACGTCGGATAACGACTCGCGGTAAGTCTTCAGGCGCGTCAAGGCGGCCTGATTCAAATCTTCGCTGAGCACATCCAGGGCACGCTGGCTGTCGCCCTGGTCATCCAGCCCCTTGATCACCTGGTACTGCTCGAGGGTGATCAATCCGTACTGACTGCTGATCTTGCTGGCGGCTTCAGTTGCCGTATCGCCAGCGGTGGCAAAGGACTTGGCGAGTTCGCCCGCCCCCTGACCGGTAACTTCGCTGACTGCGGCTGCAGCTTCAGCCAGATTGCGCATCTGTGTGCCGCTGGTGGCCGCGCCAGACGCGAGCGAAACAACGGCCTCTCGCGCACCAGACAGGTTCCCGGTGACACGCCCAGCGCCGTCGGCCATGTCCTTCAGGCTGGCGATGGTCTGCCCGGCACCATTCGTACCGCCATTAATAGCCGCATTGAACTCGCGCGCCTGCTTCATTGCATCGAAGTAGGCATAGCCAAGCGAGCCGAGTACAGCGACCAGCAGGCCGGCCGGAATCAGCATCCCTGCCAGGCTTTTCGCCGATTCACCGGCGCCAGCCCCCAGCTGAGCGATCGCACGCGCCCCACTGCCCAGGTCGCCTGCCTGGATGGCGTTAGCCAACTGCATGACGTTTTCTTGAGCTTGGCGGGTGCCGAGCTTCAGCTTGTCGAAAGCGCTAGCGGCTTCAGTCAGCCCCGACCGGTCCTTCCCGATCTTAGCCAGAGCCTCGTTGTAGCGCTCAGCATCGATCTGACCAGCTTTATGCAGGTTGTTGAGCGCCTTCTCCTGAGCCTCAAGCTTCGCCAACTTGGCGGTCACCGGGTCAATCCCGTTGACGGTACGCTTCAGCGCCTCAATCTGACGATTTTCCGCTTCGATCAGCTTCTGCTTCTGCGCCAGCTCTTTGGCTTCTGCCTTTTCAATCTTGTCGTAGGCCTTTCCCAGCTGATCCTGGTATTTCGCCTGCTCTTCGATGGTGACCAAGCCGCCCTTGCGGGCGCGCTCCAGCAAACCCTCGGCTTGAACCAGCGATTCCATGCTCGAGATATTGCCCGTCATGGCCTTGTCGAGCTGACTGATGACGGAGATTTCCGCTACTGCGCTGTCGGTGGCTTTGCGACTTGCCCCGGCTTGACGGTCCCTCGCTGCCGTTGATTTATCGATGCTTTGCGCAACATCCGCTTCGGCCTGGGAAACCTTTTTACCGGTGTTGGCCAGGCCTTCGCCCGTTTTGCCCAGGTCATCAATGGCCTTCTGGGCGCCTTCAGCGGAATCGACTAGCTTATCAAGATCATCAGCAGCCTTTGCGGCCTGTGACGACTCGACCGCAATACCCAGGGAAGCGAAGTTGGTGCTCATTTGTTTTCTCTCTGTTCCGCCATCACCTGCAGGGCTTCAGCCTCCATACGGCGGAAGTCGCTGAAAATGGTTTGTCGCTGGCTGATCGGTACGCCACACATCCGAATAACCCCGGAGAGAACGCTGTAGTCCATGCCTGTTGCGCCGCACGCACCTGTGCGCCACTGGGTGCTCATGGCCTCGAAGACTCTGAAGGCGTCCCAGTTGTCGGGCCAGATGCCTACTTCCTTGTCGGGAATGTCCTGGCGAGACAAGCCGAAGGCCAACAGATCTGCATCTGACGGCCCGGGCTCATACAGCGCGCGGGAGGCGCTTAGGAGTTTCCCAGGCGGGCCTCACTGAATGCTTCGGCGTAAGCGTTCAGCACGGCCTTAGGCGCCGAGTTGATCGAGTTGACGAGGATGCGCACATTTTCAGGCGTGAACTCCTCTTCGATGTCCCAGCCCACAACCACATCCAGCAGTTGATCGGCTTGCAGTGCGATCTGGGCGGCGGTGAAAGCTTTGAGGTCCATGTCGCCGACCTGCTTGCCCAGTTCGTCGTGCCGCTCGTTCCAGCCGGTGTACAGCTCGGCGAGCGCAGTACGGTCCAAGTACTTAAACTCGAACTCCACCTTTTCGGCGTTATAGCCGGCGCGCTGGATCATCACCGGCGCCTTGAAGGTCGGTTTCTGGATCAACTTGAACTTAGCCATGGATTACACCGCAGCCGCGTAACGGGTTGGGCGACCGGTCAGCGCCAGGCTGATAACACGGGTCATCAGGTTGTTACGGGACATGGTCGGGGTCGATGTGATGGACACGTAGCCGTTGTAGATAATGCTGCTACCGCCCGGCAGGTTCAGGCGAAGCAAGCGAGCCTGCTTATCATCGTCCGCCGCTTCACAGACGGCCACATACGGCTTGGACGGATCGTCGGCGACGGTGAAGGTCAGCGTGATCGGGTTCTTTGTGGTCGGCATCTGGCGATCATCATCGTCAGCCAGGAAGCCGAAGGTTAGGAACTGTTGATCACCACCACTGGAATTCATCTCAGTAATCTGCGAGATCTCGGTGAAGGCCGTCACCTCGCGAACGGAACCAATCCCCGAGCCCGCGGGATACTGTTGAATGCTGGTCGTATTGACGCTCTCCAGCGCGAACGTGCCGCTGGCGATCTCCCCAACTCGCACGCCGCGACCATCCAGTCGTGTCCAGCCAGAATTTACGGCAATGACGTCGCCCTCGGCCAAGCCGTGCGCCGCAGCAGTCGCGACGGCTGGATTGGCGTTGGTCAGAGCGGTGAATGGGATCGCCGTGCCGTAGATGGACGCGATCTCAAGAGTGGCGCCGTTGGGCATTTGCATGGGTGTTTCCTCTTTTCAGAAATGACAAAACCCGCACAGAGGCGGGTTTCGGGGTTTTGCCCAACGGGCTTAATCAGGTGGCGATGTCTGCTCGGTATTCGAACGACACAGGCACGGTGAACGTGGGTGGGTCGGGTATGCCGGGGCCAGGGTCTACCGGTGACATCGTGACGACGGTGACGCCCGCCTTCGTGTCTCTCGCGTACAACGGAAACAGTGCGGTCAGCTCAGCTACAACCGGGTTCGTCTTGGTCTTGCCGGTATTGGCCGGGGCCACAATGCTGACCTGGTAGACGCCGATGAACGCCAGATGGTCGCCAGCAAGCGTGCTACTGGCGGTATCGCCTGGTAGCGCGAATGCACGAAGGTAGGTCTCGCCGTCCGCAGGGTCATACTGGATATTCTCAAACACGACCTTGATGGGCTCTGCCCGCGCCTTGCTCCAGGCAATCAGCTTGGCCTCGTAAATGGACGCAATGATGGCGTGGCTCATACCTGGTTGTTCCTTGTGGCTTCGTCGACGATCTGTTGGAAGCGGGCCAGGGTAATCCGGACCATGCCGCCAGGAGCTTGGGTCGAATGCCCATACTCCAGCGGGATGCCGTACGGAAGATTGTTCACGATGTAGGCCGTCTCGCCAGCCGTAAGTGCCTGGACCTGCAGTCGCAGCTTGGCCAACGTCACGCCACCAGCAGGATCAACCTGGTCAAGCGTGCCCTCCGCCGGCGTGCCGATGGAAAACTGCCAGTTCCCCCGAAAACGCCCGCCGACGTAGTCCCTACCCGCGACCAACCCGTTCACGTTGAAGTTCTGGTCGCGCTCGGTCTTGGTCAGGGGCTTGGCGTACTTCACGCCGCGCCGCAACTTGCCAGCCTTAGTGAAGTTCGATTCGTTGAGGTTGATGATCGTGTTGCGTACTGCAACCTTGAAGTCGTAGTCATCGGCGGCCCGCTTGTTCTCCTGACGGTGAATGACGTTCGCAGCCCAGATCTCAGGGTTGCCCACCGGAGACATGCGGATGACGCTGCTACCGATTTCGATGACGATCTCGCGGATGGTTGCGTCGATTCCGCCCTTCGCGCTCTCAGCAAAGTCACGAATGTTCTCGGCAAAGCTTCCGTTCATACTCGAATACTTGTTCGTCACGACCGCACCTGCAACTCATACAGGATCGGCGTACCGGCAGGGTTGACCTCTTTCAGCGGCGGCACGATTGACCAGGTACGATCCTGAGCAACCACTTTGTCGAGCAGACCAGGCACCCACGCCAATCCCTGCGCGGCGATCTTGAGCTTCTTGTCGCCCTGTTTGATGAGGCTGTTGTTCTGGAATTCGATACCGGTGAAGTCGAGCAGGATGCCCTGGGCGATTTGCTCAACAGTGGCGCCTGCCGCTTCCCCGCCCGTCTCCGGGTCATACTCGCCCGGCTCAGTCTTGCTGATGGTCACGGACTGGCCGAACTCTGTGATCATCTCCAGAGCCATCACGGCCATTTCGTCGTAAAAGGCCATGGTGGCTCCAGATGTGAAAAGCCCAGCGCGATGGCTGGGCTTCTATGTCTATCGGCTAGTTACCCAGCCATTTTTACTCTTGCATCGAATTCTTTTAGCAGTGAGTCGGCTTGTTTTGCAGCATTTTCAGCAGCATCCCGATCCCATTTCCCGCTAGCAAGGAGCCCCGAGATAGCCGCGGCAGCGAACTCGCGCCAAACCAGTTCATGTTCCTTTGTGACTTTGACCCTGCTCATGTGAAACTCCATTTCAAAGAAGCGGCCATTTGACATCAAGCCCGCACTGCGAACAACCCCCGCTTCTGTAAATAGTCTGCGAACTGCGTAGCGCTCGGCCGATCCGGCGCCGCCGGTAGCAGTCGGTTACTTGTGGACGGGATCGCCGCATATTGCCGCGTCACCGCGCCCTCAACACGATCCAGCAGCACGGCGCCTTTGCGCTTCTCCACCGGGTCGATATCGTCCTGATGAATCTCAGCGGCCAGGGCCATCTGACCGTACTGGATCCGCGCCGGCAGGTAGTTGTCTGGCTTGATCTGGCAGTCCAACTCAACCCCCCGGCGCGGCCAGGCCAACGCCTGCTCGGCGCTCATCTTGCGGCCTTTCCAGGTCATGCCATCCATCGCCAAGGCGGCCCGACGCAGCAATGCTTCCTGCTCAGGCACGCCCGCCGGGATGACCGTGCCGAACTTCACGGCATACATGGCCAGGTCCTCGGCGCTCGCGTAGCTTTCGGCGTCAGGCTTGCCTGTGCCGCCCTCGATGATGAGTGTCATGCGTCAACTCGCTGGAATGGTTTTAGAATGGCGGCCGCGTCACCGGCAGCCAGCATTATCATGCCTTGGGCAGATCAGCGACGAGCTTTTCCAAGGATTCTTTCGAGGCGTTGGCCCGGTATGGAACCTTCGCTTCGTCGAGCTTCGCTTTCAGATCGGAGATTTCCTTCGCGTCGGCATCTTCCCGACCGGCTTTGTCGACCTGCCGGAGAAGGTCATCTACCTGCAGTTGCAGAGCTTTCACCTTCTCAACTTCACCGTCACGCTCGCGGATGAGGCTTTCCACACCGGCGTTTACCGCTTCGAACACCTGAAACAGGCGATCAGCGGTAGGGCCAAGCTCACCTTCTGGGCGCGCCAGCGCTTGGTCGGCGAATGACTCGACGATCAGGCCGACAGACTCGAGCTCAGCGCGAAAGGCGTCGATATCGATGCTGGAACTGCCACCATCGATCAGCAGCACCTTCGGCAACTCCTTGACTGTCACGTCAGGCACTTCTTCTGCGGCATCTTCACGACTTTCGGTAACGCTTGCGTCGACGATGCGCAGGCCATTCGCCTTGGCCAGAGCCTTCACGTCTTCCTGGTACTGGTGGAATGGACCAGGCAGATACCAGATGTTTTTGTTGCTCATGATCATGTCCTCGCCAAGCCGGGCACTGGGCCCGACTTAGCTGTCAGGGTTACTTGGAGGCGTCACCGATCAGAGCCACACCGGCGGTGTGCTTGATGCTGGTGGCGGTCTTGTCCCAGTTGGTACCGGTCGCCAGTTCGGCGTCGGTTGGCGACTTGCCACCGGTGGTGGTGTCCCAGGTGTAACCCTTCAGACCCAGGCCGAAGGTGTAGTCGGTTTGGAGCGTGGTTTCGATACGCTCCTTGCCGTTGGTGGTCTGGACGTTGCTGACGATGTCGCGGCCGTCGTGGACCAGGGCAGCGCCTTGCACCAGGGACAGGATGATTTCCTTGTTCGGGGTGCCGGCCTGCATCAGCGCCGGGGCATCCGTAACGACGGAGATCTTGCCGAGGATGTCCACGACGCGGACGTTGCCCGCCTGGAACAGCTGCTGCTGGTTCGCCAGGTTCTGGCCGACCAGCTTGTGGTAGCTGGTGCCCTGCATCACCTGGGTTACCAGGTTCTGGCTTGCGTCGCCGAACTTCGCGTGGGCGTTGTTCAGGCCGGCGTAGGTGATGCCAGCGGTAGCCGACACATCGTTGACGGCAGCAGCCTGGGCGGTGATAGCAGCAACCAGGGCGGCGATCGCGGTGTTCAGCTGGTCCTTCAGCAGGATTTCAGCGAACGCGCGGCTGGCGACTTCGATGCCTTGCGCGGTTGGGCGCTCCAGCCAGGTCATTTGCGACGGTTCGTAGCGGATCGGACCGAAGCCTCCGGCTACCTTCACCGAAGTGTTCTTCAGTTCAGTCAGGTCGGTTGCAGCGACAGTAGCGTTCGCGCTGTAGCGATCCACGCGGCGCTGGGCAGCGGCCAGAGTCTGGAAGAACGACTCTTGGAGGAAGTCACCAGTGAAGCCGTCCGGGGACAGCACGATTGCACCACGGCTGGCGGCGTTGAAAGCGGCGAGATACTGATCCAGCGTCTCGAGAGTCGCCGGCATGATGTATTCGTTGAAAACCTGCATTTGCGACAGGGACATGAGTTATTTCCTTACGATTGTGGGAGATCCGGGAACCGGCTCGCGATTGCGGCCTGTCGTTCCTCTTTGGTGCCGCCGATTTTTCCTTTTGCGGCCCCGCCGCCACCTCCAGCACCAGCAGCCCCGCCGCCAGACGCCTTACTACCCGCGATCAACGGCGCGAAGGCCGTGTCGTTTGCGAATTCTGCTTTCAGCTCATCCAGCGTTGCCGCCGAGAGCTTGCCTTGCTGGTCGAGGACGACCACAACAGGCTTCCCGTCCCGCTGCTCGACGCTCAGACGGCGTTCGATGTGCGGCAACAGGGCTTTGGCGCTGCCTGGGATTGCCAGGGCAGACGCGATGTCAGTAGCGGTACGGCCGACGGTCAGATCCCGGATCTGAGTGCTCAGCGTTCCACGCTCCTGCTCCAGCATGCCGTTCAGCTCAGCTTCGCGACGGTTGTACTTTTCAGACCAGGACTTTTCGAGTTCCTCGACGTTGCCGGACTTTCGAGCGGCTTCTTCACGCTCCAGTCGGGCCTGCTCTTCCGCATCCTTGCGAGCCTTCTCGGCGGCTTTCTTCTCGCCGAGCAGCTCTTCCACCTTTGACTTCAGGCCGGATACATCTTCTGGTTGCGGCAGGCCTTCAATACCGAGGACAAACTTGCCTTCCTTCTCGGTGTAGAGGGATTTAACGGAGTCATCGAGACCGTCAAGAGTGTCCAGCTGATATTTCAAACCCATTTGCTTGTCTCCCAGAGACGATTTGCAGGCCCTGCCCGCAGACATGAAAAAGCCGGCTCATGGCCGGCCTGGTGATTCGGTGTTCGGTTACTTGGCTTCGTGCAATTGCTGCTTGAGCGCGTAGCCCATCAGCGGCCAGATCTTCTGTTCGGCGTTCTGGCGGGCAATCTTGCGGCCCACTTCGGCGTCGAAGTTCTCCGGACTGGCGCATGCGCTCTCTCCGGTTACGGTGAAGCCGTTGCGCAGCACCAACACGCAGAAGGTCAGCAAGTCCAGGCTTGGCTTCAGCAGGCCTGGGTGGGCGGCGCCAGCCGGCACAGTCGCATCACCGGCGTTCTTGCGCAGCTCGCCAGCAGCAAACGCGCCGATGACACCTTCGCCGGCGGTGAAGTAGTGCTCGCTGGCGATGTTGGCCTTCAGGTCTGCCGGAGTGATGCGCGGCGCAGTCAGGCCCTTGGCTTGAATCTCTTCCTCGATTGCTTTGTCGTTCATGTGGATCTCCAGGTTATTTGATGCCTGCCCGCTCGAACGCCAGAGGCTCAAGAGCCTTCATCTGCACAAGGGTCAGAGGTGAAAAGTTGCGATCAAGCTGCAGCTCGGAGAATCGTTCGATGCTCAGGCCACCTTCGCGGAACAACTTCGCGCGGACCGGGCCGATCGCCTTGTCCTGAAACGCTGCCGGCTGCTGATGAAGCCAGTCGTAGTAGCTGAGGTCTGCCCTCACCTGCTGAGCACCGCTGTCGCCGATGGAAGCCCGCGTGGCGTCCTTGGCGAACAAGGTGCTGAAGCGCGTCACCGCCACCACTGTCGACCGGCAGTTGATGTGGATCGGTGGCCTGGGCCCTTCAGTCAGCTTGAATCGTTGCTTATCCAGCGTCCGGCATTGGCTGGTGGTCTTTGAATCCAGGGTGCTGACCCACTCCACCGACTGCACGACATCGCTGTTTTCCTTCAGCGTCTCCATGCGCGCCTGGGTGGCGACGTGCTGCACTGCCGTCCGCACGATGGCGCCGGCGTTGCGGTTGGTCGTGGCCAGGATGCCGTCGTTGTACTGGAGTGCTTTGGTCCCGCGAATGTTCTTGATGATCTGGAAGTTGGTCTGGCCTTCGAAGAAGCCCTGCCTGATCGCGCCTGTGAGGCGTTGCCTCTCCGTGGCGGTGAAGCCATCAATGAACGACTTGAGCAGCTTCCCGCCGTCGGCACCGCGCACACTGAGCGGATTGGTGAGGATTGCCGCCCTGATTGCCGCAGCACCTGGCACTGCTGCATCGAAGGTGACGCCCACCGGCGCCGCGCGGGTCAGGCTGGTTGCTTCAAACTCGGCCTCGTAATTGGCGATGTCCACCAGATCGAGATTCAGCTTCTCGCTGTACCGGTCGAAGATGCCCAGCAGCAGGCTATCAACCTCGCTCAGCAGCCGCTCTAGGCGGGCGACGGTGTAATCCGTCAGGTCCGCGCGGGTCAGCCGCTCACGAATCGAGCGGTCGATCTCCTTGAGGAAGGGGGCGAACTTCGCCACCTCCCCTGACTTCAGCTGCTCCAGGAACACAGCATGCCGGATGGTGGCGTCAAGGATTGCTTGGTTTGCCGCCATTCGGAATTACCTCGGTGTCGTCCAGGGCTGGTCCAGTGTTTTGTGCCTCTAGCTCATCCCGGATTTCGTCGTCCGTTTTCTCCGGGTTGATCACGCCGCGATCGCGCAGGTACTGCCAGAAGTCGCCTTCGGGCAGCTTGCCGCCCTGCACGGCATTGAACAGCGCCGCAAGGATCGTTGCGTCCAGAGTGATCTGGCTGAAGTCTTGGTTGAGCTTGTAGACCACCTCGCCGGTGGCGTTCACGAACTCGGCCATCCAAACCAGGCACTGGCTGTACGCCTCGCTGACGTTGCTCACCACCAGGGAGAGAACGCTGTGTTCGGCGGCGCTGTCGTTGTCGGCCTGGGTTGCTGTCTTCACTGCACTTCCACGCTCGATCAGCCGGGCGCCGAGCGACACCATGTCTTGCTTCTTACCGTCCATGGCCTCTTTGGCGACGGTGTTGGGCTGCGCCTGCCATACGCCACATGCGCCATTCACAGGGAGCAGCCAAGGCGCCCTGGAGCCCAGGAAGATCCCGGCCTTTTCGAGGTGGTCGCGCCATTGCTCATCAAGGCCAGACATCCATGGTTGGGGCTGGCCCACCAAGTACGCTGCCTCTTCATAATCCGCGCTGTTGCGGTAATGCCCGATGTTCACTTCGGCCATGTCGTACAGCGGCGAGTCGTCGATACTGGTGTCGTTATTCTCGCTGCCCAGGAACTGGAACGGGATGATGCGCCACGGCTGACCTGAGCCGTTCAGCGGGGCGAAAGGCGCCACCGTCATTTCCGTCTTGCTGGAGCCCTCTTCCCAAACCTCCTGGGTGTACACGCCGGACGCATCCAGGCGCAGTACGCGATATTGCACAACCTGCTCACTGCCGAATCCGTCGGCAGTATCGACGTCGATCTTTTCGCGCAACACAACCAGGCTCAACAGGTGCTGACCGCCAACCTGGCGCGTCTTCCAGTTGATGATTGATTCAGCCGGGTAGCTGGCGACGTTTGCACGGGCGCGACCGGCCTGCTCGTCTGCCTTGCTCACGGTGCCCGCCTCGACAGCAGCGTAATCCACGAGCAGGCCGTGACGGCCGACTTCGAGCAAATGCCCGATAACCGACTGCGATTGCTGGTAAACGCTGACGCCCTGCCCATCAATGTCTTTTGTCACATAGTCGAGAGCACCCGGCACGGTCAACGTTGGCCAGGTGCGGAACACTGCGCCCACCAAGCTGTGTTTCGTCCGGCCGGTGGCGTTGTAGAACACAGCACGCTTCTTGTATGCGTCGTACCGATCCTTGTTGTCCTGGGACTTGTCCGAGGCATTCGGCCTGGGCAGGTAGTAATCACCAGCGGCTTTGACCGTTTCCGAGCCCTTGCAGACGTCGCGCACCAAGCGCCAGCGGTACTTCGCCGCCGTGTACTCAGGACGGGTGAAAGTGACGTCCGTCATCGAGCGACCCCCATTTTCATTGCGGTGACCGGTTTGATGATCGGGTACTCGCGGTGGATGAAGTAGCCGCCGGCGTCGTTCGCGTGATCGATGCCGGCGGTTTTGTCTGGCTCCCCGTTCGCGCCCCACACCTGCTGCTCCAGGCCATCGGCGTAGGTCGGACAGGTGAGCGAGTTGACCAGGTAGCGGCGCTCGCCCTGCGCATTGCAGAAGACGGCGTTCATTGCGTTGATTCGGTCCTTCACCGGCGGGTTTGCCGCTGGAGCGATGACCGAGAACCCCGCCTGTTTGAGCATGGCCAGGTCGGTAATGCTGGCGTTCACGGACTTACGTGAATCACCAGAGGCATCCGGGTAGATCCTGATCTCGCAGGTCTTCTTGAAGTCATTGCCGTCGTGCTGCCAGTAGCGCTCTTTGATCCGGCGGATCATGTCGGGCGTGTCGTAACCGTCGATCAGCTCATCCACGGCCCTGGGAACCCCCTGGTCGCGCTTGACGTGGGTGATCGCCGCCATCTTGCCGACGTTGAAGTCCATCCCGATAAACAGCGGCTCGCCGGGCTGTACGGTGTCGAAGCATCCGTTGAGCTTGCGGTCGTAGGCGGTGTAGATCGTGCCGGACGTCAGGTTGACGAACTGGCCTTTGAGGTACGCCATGATCAGCTGGGGCGGATACGACTCCATCAGGGAGGCGATGTAGTCATCCGGCAGGTTCAGCTCGTTGTCGAACGTGCTGGCCTGCACCAGGCCGTACATCTCTTTCAGTGACGGCTTGTCGCGCAACTGCTTCACGAACTGCAGGAAGACGAATTTGAAGCCTTCCGGCGTTGTGGTGACGTCCACACCATTCTTCAGCCCAGGCAAGTTGTAACGCATCCGGGCGATGATCTTGCGCCAGGCCTGCTGCGCCTTGACTGCGGTCAGCACGTCCAGCTCATCCACCAGGGCATGGCCGATCTTGAAGCCGACAATGGTCTGCGGCTTCTCCATCGACCGACAGATCACAGTGCCGCGGGACTGCCGGCCGCTGTAGATGTGAACCTCGTGGTTCGCCTGGTTGATCTTGGTCTTCAGCCCCCAGTCGTAGGCCACCTCATCCATGGTCGGATAGAAGATGTCCCGGATTTGCGGGTAGGTCGGTGCGAAGTAGCCAGCGTTGACGCCGGGCCACTCCATGAAGTGCTTGCTCAGTGCCGAGCAGCCCACCCAGGTCTTGCCCGAGCCGAACCCGGCAACGAACGCACGAAACTTGTGGGGCAGCGTGAGGAACTGAGCCTGCGGAACGTTAAGGCTCGGCATTCGGCTTCCTCGCATCCACCACGTCGACCTGGATACGGGTCGGGATCACCGGTTCGTCGCCAACCTCTTCCTTCCTGGCCCGGTTGACGTAAATGTCGCCGGTTTCTTTCGCGGCCTGCTCGAGGATCTGCATCGCCAGGCCGATGTTCTTCATCGTCTCAGCCTTCTCCACAAAGCGGTTCATGGCGCGGAGGCGGAAGGCGCGGTTGGCGATCGGGATGTCAGCTGTCTCTTCGCGGAACCGCTTCCGGGTATCGTGGAACAGGGTCACCCATTTCTTTGCCAGGTCTCTCCCGGCGCGCTTGGTCGGGTCTTGGGCCTCGCATTGCTGACGGGTCACCTCAATGCCGAATTCCTCTCGGACAGCTGCAGCAACCTGGGATGGTGTGTCGAAGCACGCCAAGGCCTGAACCATGAAGCCTTTCACCTCACTGTTCAGGGCTGCCATAGGGTAAATTCCGTCTTAGGTCTGTCAGGGGTCAGGCCGATCTGAGCAGACAGGTTCCGCAGGCCCTCGCAATGTTCAATTTCCCCACCTCAGCAGGACTGCTTGCTGCATCCACCAACGCTTGAACGTCAGAGCTTGCACCGTAGCGGCGGACGACTCCGACGAACTCTTCGACGTCGTGGCCCTGCAGCTTGATCTTCGGTGCACCGTCTTGGGTGAATGCTGGTTGACCATACTTGTCGGTCGCGTGAGCCAGGTGATACAGCTCGTGCTCGATCAAAGCGCAGAACTCAAGGTCGCTGCACTGGGCGCAGTAGTCAGCGGCCAAGGTGATGATGAAGGTCGGCACATCGCCGAACCAATCACGCATCTGTTGTTCCATTCGGGCCTTCTGCCAACCGCCAGCACGGAACGCTACCTGCTCAGCCTGGCCCAGGACTGTGCGTCCCTGCTTCTCGAAGCTCGACGACGCCCACATGATCTGGATGTCTGCATCCAGTAGATGGGCATGGTCTTTGTTGTGAATGCTGCCGGTGTCGGCAAGGATCTCGGCTTGGAGCCACTCCCATACCTCGGGAGCTGGGGTCAGGCGGATACCGAAGTCGGAGAGCTCAGACAATTCAACCAGGGAGTTTGGAGGGAACGGCCTGTCCATAGATCACCATGAGCTTGAAATAGTGGCGCGTTGCCTGTATTGGTGCGGATCAACTCATGATCAAGGAAGGCAGCATGTCTACAACGATAAATTCATCATCACTCAACGCCGTTAACCCTGCGTTTGAGCCGCATATCCACCGCGCCCACGCAGTAGCAGCAGCACTGGAAGTCATCGCAACAAGGGTGAATGGTGCAGACGCTACCAGCCTTGCTCGGGAGTTCACCAACCTTTCTACGTACGCGGATCAGATCCAGGCGGCATTAAAAGTGAAATGATCCACCCGTGCCGCACTCAACTGCGGCACACCTACCCTTCCGCGCTTTCAAGTAGCACATCAATCAGCTTCTGCTCACCCAGGCGCATAGCACCGAGGCATTGCAGGTCATCGCACTTTGGGCCGAGGCCGAACACGGTTACCTCTCCCTTCGCACCGATCAAGGTCAAGGCGCCTACGGTGCATTCAGGATGCTCGCCCGCGTCGAGGTCATCGGCAATCTTGCGCAGGGTCTTGGCCGCGTCGCGCCAGTCCTCCCGCTTGAACTCCAGAACCTTGATGGTCATTTGGTCACCTGCTGTAGCCACTCTTCAATGATCCGCTTGACCACCGGCTCGGTCAGGATCGAGGACGGCTTGTCGCCGGCGATCACCGATTGAACCAAGGCGCGCGGGATTACGTGGGCACCATCACTGGCTACCACCATTAGGTGCGGGCGCTGGTCGGCGATGTCGTGGATGGTCGCGGTCATTGCGTCACCATCTGGTGTGTCTGTGCATGGGCGTGACCGTAGAGCAACCCAACAATCAGGCCCTGGGGAAGCCCGGCAGCCTTGGCGGCGTCCACGGCATCGGCAATGGCCTTGTCGAGTGCGCTTACCTCTGCATTGATGTCCTGGCTCATCGGTAGCGCGTGGCGCAGGCGGGTGACGTTGCTCATCTGCAAAACCTCGCGCCACGATTTGGCGCATTCGAAAACGTGGCGCGAACTATTGCTTACGCCGCTCGATGCCCTCGGGGGCTTTCGGACAACTCATGCAGTGCTCGCAGTTCAGCGTCCGGCATAGCCAGGCCTTCACCTGTTGCCAGTACGTGACCATGAAGATGTGCCGAGCACCGGCCAAGGCCAGGGCGACATGCAGCGTCAGGCCGGCGGTGGTCGGGCCAAAGAAAATGTTCTGGCTACGCACCATCACGACGAAACCAGTGATAGCGATCGTCGAGTAGATCAGCTTCCCGAGGATGCCGTCCCTCACCTTCCCACTCAGTACGCACCAGGCTGCCCACAGCGCGATTAGGCCGCAGGCGATGGAGTTGATCAGTTCAAGATTCATGGTGGATTGCCTCCCCCGAACCGCTGGCGGATAAGCGCCCAGAGGTCAGCGGCTTTGATGGCTCGGTTGATTGCTGCCAGGAGCGAGCCGCCGAACGTACCCAGGAGAAAACCAATCCCGGCGACTATCTTGGGCTCTGTGACATTCAGGTAGGCGCTGACCATGCTCGTTAGGTACAGCGAGCAGGCAACCCCCGTGATCAGGAACACCATCCAGGCTCGCCAGTCGGACAAGTCGTCCTTGTGCCACCAACTCGCAACAACGGCCCCAATCAGGCCCGCAATCAGCAATTCGAACCTGTCGATCTTGTCGAGCAGGCGCTGTAGATACTCCATGCGCTCGACTCCGTGGGGCATGTTTGGAATAGGTCAGCCCCAGCAGCACTCCCAGCTCGGAGCAATGGGTGTGGTGGGACCGAAAACGAAAAAGCCCCGCACCATGGCGAGGCCTTGAATAGTTGCGCGACTTAAGCCGCGCGGTATTGCTTGGTAGGTCCGCACTTATGCAGACCTGCCTTCTTCAGCGCGAGTTACGCCACAGTGCCGTCGGCGTTGAGATAGTCCCAGCGCATATAAACGGGAATGTTGTAATTGTCGCCATTCAACTGCATGTATACCCCCAGACCAGCAGGAATCATGATGGGTTGAAAAACCTCCACCCCTGAAAAAATGATCGGCAGAGTACGTTTAAAGCGATCTGGTGGCGGGACCAGTCCAACACTTACGGTGTTTTGGGTCGAGGTACGAATGTCATACAAAATAATGCCATTCATGTTTTGCTGCGGCGTAAACAACGTAGCTACCTGAATGGCGCTACCATTGAAACTTAGGTCGTTTTTGAAGTGTTTGCCTAGTACTCGTACAGTCATTTTGTCACCTATTGAGTCGAATGATTTGTCGCGGAGGATTCCGCTTTCATGTCGCTCAAAGGCGATTGCTCGAGGATCTTGTCCTTCGCATGATTCAGCGTCCCACATCGGGAACATTTGATCTGGAGCTCTATAAACCCACCCGTACGGGCGAGAAGTCTTTTGCAGTTACCGCATCTGAATTCTTTCAACATCTGCAAATTCCTTTTGCTGAATCGCCCTTTCCATGGGCAATAAAAAACCCCGCCTTGTGGACGGGGTTTGTGGAGTCCTTACAGACTCAAATCAGAGCGGCAAACAGTGAGCTTGCTACGAGTCCGGCGCCAACATTGTTGCTGGTTTCGAGAAACGCGGTGTCGATATTAGCCATTTGACTAACCTCCTTCGTAGACGGTACCACTACGCTTGGCTGTTGCAGTTTTTGAACAAGATACTTAAGTACAACAAGAATCATGTACCCAACAGCGCCGACTACGAGCAAACACCCTGCTGCCGATGATCCCGATGGGACATGGTCATCGATCCGTAACGCGCAAGATCGACAGGATGGGTAAATACTCTCTCACTTTCTCACTCATTGCAATGGCTATTTGCTACGCCGCGCAACTTTCGATTAATCCCTCCGCGTCGAGCAGTTCCTGAGCGGCAGTGAGGGCCTCGTTCACCTGGTCATCAAGCGTCTTGCGGATCCCTGAGCGCCAACGGTACCGGGTCGACTCCGGCTTGCCATCATTGTCCCAATTGGTGATGTCGTACCAGGCGGCCGGCAGCACCGCGGCGGAGCGCTTGCCTTCGGCGCCGGCCACTTGTGGAATCGCCCAGGTCAATACGGCGCACTCCCGGAAACGTTTCGGCGCAGGCGTGCGCACCGAGTTGAGCAGTTCCAGAATCGCGCCGTGCTTACGCTCCTCATGGGTGGAATACTTCGCCACGAGTGCTCGCCAGTGCGCCGGGGTGAGCGCCTTGTGCAGCCGGCCGAACACCCAGCAGTCCTGGAGAAACGCCGCCTCCTTTCCGATGATCTCCCCCTTTTGCTTGGCACATTGCACCTTCGGTTCAAAGTCGCAGCCGCCGGCGGAAGTGATGGTCTCGGCCGCGAGGGCTCGAACTACTGCTGAAACAACGTTGCGATAGGTCATGCGGCTTCCCCTTTTTTCAGCTCTCTGGTCATTGCCCGGTATTTGGCCTTGATGGCCTTGATCTCTTCCACGGTGTACTTGCAGGCTGGGTGCAGACCTTCCAGCCAGACCACCTTCTCGGCGCCGATGCGCTGCACCAGGCGGATGCGGTACTCGACGGCATTGCCGGAAAGATTGCGGTTGCACTTCACACACTGGCGGTGGATGTTCAGAGGCTCGAAGCGCAGCTCCGGGCAGGCGCCGACGGATCGATAGTGCCCGGCGTCCCACCGGCTGCCAGTCATGAGGTCGTTATCGTTCGGCGTGGAGTCGCAGCTGATGCAGGGCAGGTGCGCGTCACGGAGACGCACGTATTCATTCACCGCCGCCTGGGCTTCGCGCAGGTGATCCGCCCTGCTCTTCAGCTTCTCCTTGCGGACTTTGATCTCGCGCCGCTCAACTTGAGCCAGAGACTTACGCGCCTTCGTCTGATTTACGTCCTTGATTGCCAGGCCACACTTCGGGCTGCATACGGCCTGTCCGAGGCGCTGCGGCGGAAAGCTGATGCCGCACGCTGGGTTCTTGCATTTCTTCGGTTTGGGTTGCTTGGCGATCATGCAGCCTCCTTGCTGAGTAGATCAGTAAAAACCACACCTTGGCCCGTGAAGTAGGCTGCAATGCGGTCGGTGTAAGCGATGCCCTGGGCACGGTTAAACAGGCTGGTCACAGGGAAGCCATCAGGGCCAAACAAATGACACTCGCCCATCATGGCCAGCTTCGTTTCGT